GTAATAGCCCCGTTCCGTGCGACGTAAACCACAAACTGACCGGAACCGCCGTGTTCTACCAGTCGCTTGGAGTCCTCCAGTGCAATAGCTGCGGCGGCTACCAGGCCATAAAAAAACCCCTCAATTGAGGGGTTTTCTTTTTTAGCTCTCGTAGGTTTTACCTGCCTCCGTGACCATTACCGCGACCGTCTTCTGCCCCAGCTTCACGCTGAATCGGCTGTCGTAGCCGTCCTTGTTGGTGTTGGACATGAAGTGGAACCCGCCCCGCCATTTGTAGGATTCGCCCGCCGCAAGCACTGCCGGTTTCGCTGCAACGATGGCGTTGTAGAACTTGGCCCCGCCGCCGCCACGGATAAAGTTTGCCGTGTCGGAAACATAGCGTCCATCGCCAGCCTCATAGTTCCGGTCAACCCATGCAGCCTGGGTGCCGTAGGTGGAGCGCATCAGGACGATCCAGACATTCGGATAGTCGATCTTGTTGCCGCTTACTTTGGTCGAGTCCAGTGGCACGCGTTGCGGCTCCATGCCGTTAGGGATCATCTGCGTATCATTGAAGCCGCCAAAATAGCACTGCGGGCCGTTGTCGGTCGATACGGTGACGTCCTCGAATGCGGTGAACTGGTTGTGAATCTCCAGTCCGCACGGGCTGAAACCGACGTTGTAGTGCTGCTGGCCGATGTAGCGACCTGCCTTCCAGGTGTTCCAGCCCATCAGGTGGTTAACCATCATCAGGGTAAGCCGCTCGCAGTAACCGGAAGAGTCGCGGTCCAGGATTGCCCCGTCAGCGAATACCGCCAGGGTGTCAAGCTTGGCGGTTGGCTGTCCGCCACCTGCGCCGTCGGACCCGTGCGAGCCGCCCGTGTAGATCTGGACCGGATCGGCGTCCGGGTTGTTGTCGGCACGGAGAACCATCGGCGGGAAGTAGTCGGTCAGAATCTCGGTCGCGCCAGGAATTGTCTGCCATGCTGCCTCTGCGAGTGGCCCCATGAGCGGGGCGCGCTGGACGGTGTTGATATCGAACAGTTGGTTGATGGCGCCGCGTTTCATCAGCACTCGATACGCCCAGTTGCCCGAGGCGTAAGCAACGCGCAGCTCTTTGAGGTCGTGCTTGTAGTCGTAGTAGACGCCAGGAACGGACACGGACACGCCGCCCGAGCCGGACAGTGCCACCGTGTAGCGGCTTTCGTCCACGTACCAGCTCCGGCCTGGGTGGCCAGGGTTTGCCGACAGGAAGGCGCCACCATCGGCAGGAAGGGCGCTCGAATCAACGCTCATCTTAACGAAGGTGCCCGGCGCTTGGTCACACTCAAATGTGAAGGTCTGCATTCCGGAGTCGCGCTTAACAAGCGCTGCATCTGCCGTGTAGTTGTGGATGATTACCGAGGTGCCGGTGGTCTCGTAATCAGCCTTAACCATTTTCTCGATACGGAAGCCAAGCATCACCATGCCAGGAGTCGAGTTTGCGCGGGCGGCAACGTATGCGACACGGTACAGGCTCGCAGGGTCGGCATTCAGAACTTGCACGTCCAGGAACATTTCACGGAATTGCGGCGCGTCAGGCTCGATCACGCCAGCGCGTGGCTTGGAGCTGTTGAACGGGAATACCTTGCCCTTGTTGAGGGTGAAGGTGTTATCCCCCTTGCGGTCCATCAGGCCTTTCAGGTCGATAGACGCATAGTCGCGGTCAGCTCCCTTAACGGAGCCGTCACGGTATGCGTCAACGCGGCGCAGGCGGCCGTCGTGGACGTAGTCCATGGTTGCCACGGCGTTGGTACGCAGGCGGACCGGCTGCCATGAATAGCCGCCGCGCCACTTGTAGGATGCTCCAGCTTTCAGCTCCATATGGTTTGGGCTGGCCGGGTTGCGAGCCAGGAAGCGGTGGTAAGCGGTCGGATACTGCTTGGTCGATGCTGGTCCGCCACCGATAATCAGGCCGTATTGGTCCGAGCTGTTCTTTGCGTCCGCGATACCATAGCTGCGGTCAATCCACGCCGAAAGCTGGCCGGATCCGTCGCCGTAGACGTAGCATGACGCCCAAGCGTTCGGCTTCTCGGAAGGCTTTCCGGAGGTCTCCAGGCCGTCAAATGGGATAGGCAGGCCATGCTTGCCCTCAAGGTAATACAGAGTGCCGCCAGCGCCACCGGTAACCATTTGCGGGCCGTAGTCGATGTAGAGGTGTAGGTTTTCCAGTGCTGCAAACTCACACTCTACGGACGCGCCGCCAGCCATGATAGTAATGGTCAGGATCTGGTCAGCAACATAGCGGCCCAGGCTCACGGTGTTACCGGCCATCAGTCGGTTTACCTGGCGAATCACCAGTTTCTCGCAGCGACCCGAAGACCCTTCGGCCACGGGCGCGCCGTCAGCGAGGATATCGTAGGAGGTCATGAATGCGGTTTTCTTGCCGCCTACCTCATGGTTGCCACCGGTGAAGTTAAGGCCTGCGCTGTCGCCGTTCGCCGCTGCGTCAATTACTACAGGAGGGTTCCAGTCGGTGGTGTAGCCGGTGACAATCTTTCCATTCAGCAGGTGCGCCGCGAAGTTGCCCAGGTCGTTTGCACCGTTCTTACCGTAGTCGAAGCCACGACGAGCGCCGCTACCGTCATCCCAGGTTGCGCGGATTTTCTTGTCTTTGTTGATCGAGTAGGACACGCCACCCGAGCCTGGCGCCATTTCGTAGCAGGCCGGATCGATGATGTGCGAGTAGCCCGGCCATTGCGTGCCGTTCATGGCTACTGGAGTGCCAGCCGCAGGCAGCTTGCTCGGGTCAATGGTGACAAGCAGCTTGACGTCTGTCTTGGTTTGCAGGGTGATGGTCTGCATGCCAAGTGCTCGGTCGATTGCTGGCTGTTGGTTGTCTTGCAGGGTGGCAATGCTGTTATCGCTAGTGATTACGGAGTCGGCGTAACCGGCCTGCGGCACTTCTTCGATAATCCAATTGTCGGCTGCCGGAACCACGGCGGCGTTGCGGTTCTGGAAATAGCGCAGGCCGTAGTACATGCCTGGCTTGGCGTTAACCACGCGAATAGCGGTGATTGCGTCACGCATGAGTGCCGGAGCGTCCAGGGTGACGCCGCCACGGGTCGCGCGCTTGAATGGGGCATCTTGACCGGCATTCAGGTTCAGTGTGGACGGAAGCTGCCCAGCAGGAATGTAGACGCTTGGGTCGATGATGTGCGAGTAGCCGTTTTGCGCGGGCGTCAGCGAGCCAATCGAAGTACCCAGCGGCGGGCGCCCAGCAGGGTCGACGGTGATGACGAACCGCAGGTTTTTGACGATTGGCGAGACCAGGGTGATGGTCTGGAGGCCGGAAGTGCCGATAACCGGGCCTGGGGCGTCATAGTTGACAACGCGAACCGCTGGGTTGTTGGCGGTGGCGTAGTCTTTTTCTGCAACGCGTTCGATAACCCAGCCGTTAGGGTCTGCACCCGGAAGGCCTGCAACGCTGTTCACGAAGTAGCCCAGGCGGTACAGATAGCCCTCTTCTGCGCCGACCACGGTCATTCCTGCCACGAACTTCGACCACAGCACGTTTTCGGGGCTGTCCACGCCGTTGCGCACCATGCGGCGCTGCGGGAACAGCTTGCCGATGTTCATTGTCAGCGAGCTGGCCAGGCCGGTGCTGTACGCGGTGATGAACTGGGCAACGCCTGCGTTGTTCTTGTAGAGCAGCATGGCATCAACCGAGCCAGGTTGAGGCACGGTGAAGTATTTGCCGTTGGTGGTGCCAGCCAGGCCCTTGGCGGTGTCATCGAAAATGCCAGCGGACATTTGCGCGGCTGCGGCTGCGGCTTCTGCGCGCTCGGCGGCTTCAATGGCTGGAATGCCGGTTGCGGCGGTTTCCATCCAATGCAGGGTGCGGCGCTGGATTCCGAGTCGATCGGTCCAATAGGCGAGCTTGCTGGTTACAGCCTCGTCGAGGCCAATGCTGTTGTCGTGCCGGTCACGAGGGTCGGCGGACGGAACCGCGTTACCAGTGAGGATTTTTTGATCTGCCATAGTTAGCGCTTCACCCATTTTTCGTTCATTGTGATATCAAAGAGTTCGCTGTACGCAATCTCATCGGGGTACTCGCCGTCGCCAATTGGTGCGAGCGGTTCCTTGTCGAATTCCACTTCCGCCGAAAGGTTCCAAAGGTCAGGCCCGGCGATAGACGGTCCCGAATAGTGGTTGACAATTCGCACGGCGTGGAGATTATACCCCATTGGCGTCTTGAGCGGCATGAGGAACCAATAGTTGCAATCGTTGAGAACGTCACGCGCCCATGCCTGGAATGCCTGCGCTTGCGCCCCTGTCATCAGCCATGCAATGTCAGCGAACCATGGTGCGGACGGGAACTTGCGCCGCTGAATAGATCGACCTGTCGCCATCTGCGACCGCTGGTTTGGAGATTGTCGCCGGTACTCGCGACCGGCCTGTAGGCCTGGCGGCAGAGACTTAGGCCAGGTGATGTTGGTTTGCGCCATAAAAAAGCCCTCTGTTAGGAGGGCTCATTGTATCAGTCTGGGTAAACGGCATCGTCGAAGGCGTAAATCTCTGGCGTGTAGAACTTCGCCTCTACGTCCGCCGCGTCCGTGCCGTCCGGCTTAATGTCCGTGATCTGGACGCCGTACCCCTGCCCAATCAGAACATAGGGCGGCTCTACGCCCTGCCCGCTAAAGTCCGGCTCGAAGTCCAGCGGCTTCGGCAGGGTGAAGGTTCGCGCACCGGTCCGAGTGATCTTGACAGGGCCAAAACACTTACCGTCCATGCGGCGTACGGAGGCCAGGTAAGGCGGCGTGAAGTCGTCCCATGCAATGTCTTGGTCTACCTCTACGGTCATCAGGGCATGGCCGCCGTATGCCTCCATAACCGTAGACTGCGCGTACCCAGGGCATTCGCCCGCCACCTGGACAAGGTCCATGTAGTTAGAGTTGAACGCCGACATTTCGGTGGACCAGGAGCAGGTTTTGCGCTGGTACTTGATCTTGAGAAGCTCGCGCATGCCGTACTGATACGCCTTATCCTTGGTCGAAATACCCTCGACCTCAATCACCTTGACGCGCTTGGCGGCTGGCGCTCCAGGGATGCGGCATTTTGCTGTAGCGAGCTGCCAAAGCTTGTGATCCATGTAGCGAATGTCGATGCCGTCGATATCGTCGCCGCTCGGGACGTCGAAGCGAATGTCCAGGGCGCCGTCATCGGTCTGCGTGTCGTACGTGTAGAGCGCCTGGAATACCTCCTGCGGCTCATCACGGACCGGGGTTAGCAGGCCATTCTTCACGGTCATCTCGCTAAAGCCGCAGGCAAGCGCTTTCTCGACGACTTGCTGGACGGTTTGCTGGTCTTTAAACAGCCAGTTGAACGTGTCACCACGGGAGCGCCAGACGTCCCCAAGGCGGTCCCATTCAGCCAGGTCAAGTTGGTCGTCGGTGTATCCAGCAGACTTGAGCACATGCAGGCAATAGGCCTCAATATCGTCGGTTGGCTGCGCTGCCGCCCATGCCCCATTGATCCGGACCGGAATGACCCGCGTGCCACGAACCCATACCTTGTTTTCCGAGTCGGCTGCTAGCTGGTCGCCGCCACGCAGGTTCACGACAAGCACGGTCGAGTTGGGGTAAGAGGTTGCGCCGCCAGGTACACGAGCCCGGCACCCATACCACACGATATCGTCCTGCTTTTCGTCGTCGATGCGGCCCGGCTGACTGACAAACCGCTTGACGATCCGCACCTCTGCGCGCATCGGGTACGGCAGCGCGACGCGATAGGTGAAGCCCATGGCGTCACGGGATCCGCCATAGTGCTCGACAAACTCTTCGTTCCACGGCCCGGCAATGTCGGCATCGCGCCATTCGAATGTGTGGAACGACCGAACGTCGTAGATCTGCCCTTGACGACCGATGCCGCATAGGCCTTGGGGGTGGAAGACGTCCCACTCGATCATGTCGACCTTGGCGTCTGCCGGGCACGCGGCGAACGGGCCGCGATAGCCGCCCTTGAAGTTGGAAATGTCCAGGGTAATCACTGCGCCGGTCGTCTCCATGTCGACGAATCCGGACCATGCAGTGTCCTCTACGCCGCCAATCATGCGCTGCACGGTGAGCATCTGCGTTGCCGCCGTTACCGTCTTGAAGCGCATGCCGCGTGGCTCAATGGCCATCATTTGCCCGCCAGTAACAAGCGTTCGGGACGGTGACCCGTCAGGCATATTCAGGGTAATGGCCTCGATCACTTCGGGAGTCCCGGAAGTTGCCGCAACGCCAGCCACTGCGCTTGGTGATGCCCCGAATATCCTGGATCCTCCAGTAACGGTAACGGCGCGCCCAGTGTACGGTGTCAGGGTGTCGCGCACGCGAACTACGCCGGACTGGTTTACAGCCTCGAATGGTGCCGAGCCCTTGGCGTTGTTAATGGCCGTGATGAGGCCCGCCATATTTACGGTGTCGGTGTTGATGGTTACCGGATAGTTGGTGGTGCCGACTTTTACGGTAAACGTCTCGGAGTTTGATGCGCCCGAGAAGTTGAATGTAGAAGGCGAGTTGCTGCCCTGCGCGTACCCTGCTGAACCTGGAGTCGGGGCCACTGCCGGGGCTGGAGGCGTGTGCGAGCGGACAACATAGAATCCGCTGTTTGCGCCTTCAATTTCGATCTGCATGCCGACCGAGGCGTTCAGCATCGCCAGGTTCTTGCCCTGGATGATATCGGCTGTAGCGTCTTCGATTACGGTGTACGGGTACGGAGCCACGACCCGAATTAGCATGCCAGGCTTCCAGTCTGCCGGGAACGATCCAGAACCGGACGGTATAGAGATAGATTTGCCATTGAACTTGTGCGAATAGGCGACGTAAGACGAAGTGATTTCCTCACTCTCCGTCATGGCCAGGCCACTGGAGCCGTCAGATCCGGAGCCGACCTCCTGTACGTCGTGCCACCACTCGGCATGCTCGGCGCTCAGGGGTGCGCCGTTGCGGTATACGCTCCAGCTTGCGTTGTCGCCGTAGCTGGTGATCGGGGTTTCGCCAATGTGAATGTCGGACGCCTGAAGGTCGATGTTCCCGATACCCAGGTCCAGGACCATGGTTACACGCTGGTCGCGCTTGCCCCTGAAGCGGCGGATCATTGGCTTTAGGTAGTTGCCATAGATCTTGTACGTCCCGGCCAGCTCTGGCCGCGCATCGTTGACCTTGACCTTATTGCCCTTTGCGGCGGGACTGTCCAGCTCCTTGCCCTGCGTGCTGGTAAGGTTGTTCATCTTGGGGATTTTCGGGCTCATCATCCGAGTTGCGGCCAGGAACAGCGCGCCAATGAAAAGCTCGGTCCCTTTCGGCTCGACCGTGATCCGGACGTCGGATTTCGCGTCAAGCAGCTTGTCATGCCAGATCACTTGCGGTACAAGTACGCCGTCGACCGATACAGAGATTGGCACGACGGAATTGCGGACGTACGACTTGACGTTGGCGGCCAGCCAATCGCCAAGCGTAATCGACCCGTGCTCGTACGTCTCTGTCGGACTAGCCGAAAACTTGGACGAGTAGACTTTAATCACGGTAGTAGATCACCTTGAAATATTGGGATTCAAAGTGTACCACGGGAGAAAGGTTCACCCCTTTGTTAGGGTTCACCTCCAGGACCATGAGACGCGACCCGACCTTTACGACCAGGCCGACATGGGCGCAGATCCGCCCGACGAATACCGCTGCAATGGCGCCGTGCTCTGGCGCGCACTCCGTCATCATGGCGGATTCCTGCTCATAGGCCCGGGTAAATTCCCGTGGCATGTCGTGGCTTATGTCGCCAAAGGATGGCAGTAGGCGCATGCCGCAATGCTTGTGACGGGCCTCCCGGACCAGGCCCCAGCAATCGTACTTGATCGGCCCGCGCCCCATGTCCTCATATTCGACGGTTGCGATGTAGCTGTTAATCCAGTTCATTGATAGGCAAGGTCCGGTGCGAAGTCGAGGTCGTATTGTTCCCGTGGGTACTTCCAGTCAAGGATGTTGTTGAATCCGGCATCGAGCTGGACGCTGTACGCAGTCATTCCGCCGCCTCGCACGGTGGCCACGAACGGACGTTCGCCAGGCCCATAATACTCGCCTTCCGCATACCGCAGGAACGTGAGTTGCACGTCATGGCCGGTGCTGATGGCAAGGTCTACAGCCCGCTGCGCTTCGCCGGTAATGTTGTCGATTGCGAAGGTG